TAAATCGTATTTCTTTACGATATCTTTTACATATTCTTCATACTTATTAACAATGTACTTCATGTTTTCATACACTGCTGGTCTTAAATATGGTTGTTCCTTAATATTCTTTTCAGGCCATCCATATTCTTGTACCCCTGCATAAACCACAGCATTGCTTCCTGCATATATCTGTGCTTTATCTTGTGTTGCTGTGTAACCAATTGATGCAGCAAGTGCACCAGTTAGTCTTGGTGCTCTGGCAGAAGCCTTCTTTGATAAATCAGAACCAAGTTCCTTATTAAGATCAGTTAGGTCTAATAAACCTGCTTCAATCTTATTAAGTGATGATTTAACATCATCAATTCCTTTTACATCAATAGAAATTGCTTCTGCCATTGCAATCCAATTAGAATGACTCTACTCTTGCTGGCTTTCCATCAAGAATGAAGTTAATGTCGTAGGTGAAAAATTCACCTGCTGCTCCACCAAGATTTGGAACAACTTCTGCATAACCTGTGGCTGTGAACCATGGTTGTGATGCTGAAGGTGTTGCATTTCCGTGTGGTGCAAATGAGATGCTTACGCTCACGCCTGGGTTATCCCATAGCCATGAGTGAAATGATGCTGCTGCAGTATCCTGGAAACCAGTTACTGCACATGTGAAATCTAGAGAATCTTCGTAATTTCCAAAGCCTAGGGTATTAACTGCTGATGAGAAGACAACATTGCTTACTCCACCTGCATATTCTGTACCTTCAACTTCAAACACGATAGATTTACCTTTAATTCTAGCCATGTTAGTTTCCTCCTGTTATATCAATTGATATGTTTATATTTGTTGCAAGAAATCTTGCATTGTTTACTTCTAAAATAAATGGTTTGTCAACCGTCATCTTTGTTGCTGTTGTATATTCCCAAATAGCAGGTACAAGAGTTTCTAAAGTATCATCCAAATTCTCAGTTTCTGTTTCATTAGTTGCAAATGGAACAATAACTAGAACTTTCCAATTAGATGCATAATCTGCATCATATTGATTCTCATATACTGAGACAAATTCTGTATCAGGTTCAATGATTGCACATAATGGTTGTGGTTTCTCTGGTACATATGTATATACCTTTGATACCCCGCCAAGAATTATGGCTGACTTTAGTTCATCTCTAACTGCTGTTAGATTCATGCAAACCTCACCATATAACGGTTGAGTAAAGGATACACACCAACGAGTGGGTCTCTTGCTGTATTAGCAGGTGCGCCATCATAAGTGGCGTACTGAGCCACACCCATTGGTGCGTTCTTGCGATGAAATAGTTCTGAACCAACTTCAAGATAGCAACGCTTTAAGACACCAGCAGGAACTTTAGTGCTCTTAATATAAGAAGCAATTAAGTCCTTTGCTGTATCCCAACATTCTTCTACATAAGCATCATCATTACTTGATGCGCCTACATAAGCCTTTAAATCAGTCCAGTCCATATTCATCTACTCCTTTAAATTATGAGATTACGCAAAGTGCCTTTGGATCAGATGCTGCGATACCAAGGTATCCGTAAACTGAGAAGGAATTGGTAAGTGCTGTGATATCTTCGTCATTCAAGCGGAATGGTGCACCAGCAGATTCATAAGTTGTAAGTGCTGCTGAGTTACCTGCATAGAATGAAAGATTAGCAAGTGATGGATCAACTACAACTGGAAGACCAAGGATGTTTCCTGTTAGTCCTACTGGGTTGATTGAACCATAAGTATTTGATGTTGCTCCTGCATTTGAAAGGATTGGACGGTCAAGTGTGTCAACTGTCTTTGCGATCAAACGGAATACATCTGATGAAACAAGGATGAACTCAAGTGGAAGACCAGTGTCTCCATTTACCTTTGTTGCTGCTTCTGCAAGAGAATCAATGATTTCTGTTGCAGTCCAAGCACCAAGTGATGATGAGTTGAAGTTTGCTGCATCTGAGATTAATTTAGCACGAACAGCAGCGTTTGTTGCTGATGCGTACTTAGCAACCATTGCACGGAACGCTGTATCAACATAGTTGATTGATGAACGCTCTACAACCTGACGAGACATATCTGTGTAACCACCGTATGTCTTGATTGGTGCTGTTGCTGATGTTAGGGTTAACTTACCGTATGAAAGAACATCTGCTTCTGCTGACTGCTCTCCAACTGCAAGTGTATTTGAATCAATAATTGGGTATTCAACATTGTTTCCATCTGCAGGTAGTGCTGCTGATGAGAATACTGAGTATGTTGGACGACCTGCGTTAAGGATACGAACTGTATCTGAAACCCAAGCATTCTTCATGATTGAATCTGCTGTGGTTGCGCCTGTGAAGTCACGGTGAAGAGAGATTGCATCTTCCTTACCTGCTGCTACAGCCTTAACATATTCTCCGTATGAACGGAATTGTGGAGTTGAAGGTGCCTCTACCTTAGATGTTGCGAGAACATCAAGGCGGCGTTCCAACTCTTCTGCGTGATTACGAACTTCTTCAATTGCTGAAGTGTAATCAGGTGTGTTGTTTTCCATGGATTTATCCTCCTGATTGTTTTCTTCTCTGACTGAAAGTACTTCAGCCTTTTCATAAGCAGGAAAAGCGACTAAAGAAACTTCTTTTAAATCTACCTTCTTGCGAATAATTGTGTTGTCTTTCTTTTCATCAATAACTGGAATGAATCCTACTGAGAAAGAACGGATTGCTCCATCCTTAACTAGATTTAAAGTTTCATTTCCCAATGATGTTTCTGAAATCTTGGCTCTAATAATTAGGCCTTCTTCAGAATCTTCCATTTTGGTGACAAGACCAATAATTTCTTTGTGGTCACGGAACAATTTAACATCTGCGTTTAAATCTACAGCACCTGGAGCAAATCGCTCTTTCATGCCACCGCCAATGTCAATTGTGTCATTATATGGAACAGCAATGCCTTCAACTGTGCGTTGTTCAGCATCTGTTGCTCTAATTTCAAATGAGCGTGTAATCATATTATCCATATTCATTACTCCATTTTAGTTGGTTGGTTGATCAGGTGTATTAGATAATGGTGGCATTTGCTCCATCTCTCTAATCTCATCTACAGTTAAGAACTGCTTGTCCAAACCAATTGCATAAGACTCATATCTTGTCTTCTGGCTAGGACGCAAGAATTCTGTTAAATTAAATTCTGCATACTGACCACGAGGTAACAAATCAGTAATAGCCTGTTCAATGCGAACAATATATTGCTGTAATCCATCTTCATATAATTTGATGCGATCTTCGTTACCGTTGACATAAGTCATGCCCTGTCCTTCAATTGACATGCCCATATACATTGCTGGAACACCAAACATATTAGAAATCTGACGAGTAATAAATTTTTGGTTTTCTAGGAATTGAGCCTGCTCTGGATCAAGTGCGATTGGTTCGTACTTAAGTCCAGATGAAAGAACAGAAATACTTCTTTCTTGCTGTGATTCAACGAATGCTGCTTTATTTTCTTTAGCAACTTCTGCAGAAAGAAATTCTGATGTTGTTAGCGTTCCTGTTGGAACTGCTGCTGTGCGGAACCAGTTATCTGCATAGTTATGTAAATCTAATGCAGAGCGAAGCACAGATTTGTGTCGCTGGATTGGTCCTTCTCCAAGAAGAGCATCTGGCTTAACGCTCTTCCATAATTTAATGTGAACGATATCTCTTGTTGAGTATCTCTTATCACCAATTGTATAAAATATTACGCCATTGCTATCTGTTTGTACTGAAACATTTGATGGATGAACATTCTTAATATTAACAATGCCACGAGGATTGCGTTGGATTAACCAAAATGCATTTCCAGTTGTAGCCATATGAAACAAAGTTGTTCCTAACCATTCAGATTGAGAAACATTATTCTCAACATCTGGCATTTCAAGCCATGCAGGTACAGCAATCTTTTCATTTCCTCTACGAACATTTACTGGAATTTGCATTACTGCTGTTTCAAGAACAGAGATTGCTCTGCTAACAGGAACTAATGTAATTGCAGATGATTCTGTAACTACAATGTCACTTCTTGATGGAGCAGTCATTCCACGATTTTGTGTTTCAGGAACAAATGGTTCAACTTCTTCTACCTGATAGCCTAATCTACTTACGATACTATCTCTAAATCCCATTTATGTTCTCCTTTAAAAGACCATCTGTTGTGGTTTTTGTTGTGTTTCCACATACCAGACAGCCAATACTGTTGCAATTGCTGCATCAATGTCAGTTCCACTATCTTTACGGGCAATTCTCCATGATTCCCCGCTATTTTTGCGTACTGCTCGTTGCATTTGCAGTGAAACTATCTCATCTCTTGGGTGAATTAGTTCCCTGCGTAATATTCTACGGTATGCGTTGTTTGACGCTGATATTAAATCTTTGGTGCTGGTGGTTTGAACTCTGCATCCTTTTTGCTTTAAGCCCTGTGCTAGATCAGACAAAACATTAACATCCATAATAAATGGCTTGCCATATTTTGCTAAAGTCATACAGGCTGACATTACTTCATCAATATTAGTATTGCTAAATGATGCAACTAATTCTGTTGCTATTTTCCCATCATCTTTTAACTCAGCAGCAACGATTGAACAGAATTCCCATCCTGCAGTTCTTTCAACAGCAAATACCTGTGCATTATCTGGTCTGCCTTCTGGTTGTTGTGTCCATAATCCAACGGGAAGCCAAGAGTTCATAGATGAAACAAACTGATTAAGTCTATATCGTCTTGCATCTACTTCTGGCATTGTTGCTAATTCATTTTTGACTGCCTCCCATGACAAAATCCCAGAAGCAAGTTGTGGGTTTGCCATGCGTACAGATTCTTCATCATCAAGGGCAGTTCCCTTTGGTGCTTCCCAACAGAAGAATCCAAATCTTTCCATATCTTCCTGACCATCAATAGCCTTTG